CATACGACGAGGGTGTCGGTGGTGTTAATAACATGAACACGCTTCCAATTGAGAATATTCCATTTAAGAATATTAATGCAATTGGTAAACAATGGATCAGGAGATTTGCATTGGCACTGTGCAAAGAAATGTTGGGGCAAGTCAGAAGTAAATTTGCAACAGTGCCAATTCCTGGTGAAAGTGTAACACTCAACGGTTCAGATTTAATCTCTCAAGCAAAAGAAGAACAGAATGCTTTGAGAGAAGAACTAAAGACAACATTAGCAGAGATGACATATGAGCGTTTGGTGGCAAAGGATGCCGAGCTAGCAAATGCTGTTGAAAATGTCATGAAGGACGTTCCAGTAGAAATTTTTGTAGGTTAAGGAGTAACTAACGATGTCTGATAATAAATGGTCACAACCAGATGCTCCTCCACCGCCACTATTTACTGGCAAGAAAGAGCGTGATTATGTCAAGCAGGTCAACGATGAGCTTATTGAACAGGTCATTGGCCAGACAATTATATATTATCCGATAAGTATTGAGCACACACATTTTAATAGCACTTATGGGGAAGCGGTCAAGAAAACGTTTCTTAGTCCTGTGAAGGTAAATGCGTTTGTTATTTGGGAATCTGAGGATGTAACAACAACCAATTTAGGTATTGATAGGATTGAAAGAATTAAGATTCTTTTTCACAAAAGAAGAATCACAGAAGACCAAAACCTTTTTGTAAGAGAAGGCGATTTTGTCAAATTCTCTGATAGATATTACGAGATATTGACTTTAATGGAACCTAGGTGGTTATTCGGTCAAGGTGAAAATAGTTTTGAAATAGCTGCTCAGTGTGTAAGAGCGAGAGAGGGTTTGTTCGATGCCAATTAGTGATAGACTTTTTAGTAAAAAAATACCTTTTGCTCCTTCGTCATTGGAAACAATCGACGCTAGCATGCTTAAGTTTATAGAAGATTTGAATCTTCACACTATGACAAACAGAGGTTTCAAAAAGGTACCAATTATTTGGGGTTCTGCAGAACGTGCATTCCAGAGCAAGAGGGGCAAAGAAGTTAGGGATAAGAGAGGTGCTTTGGTCCTTCCTTTAATATCAATAGAAAGAACCACAGTTGAAAAGAGCTTGACTAAAAAAGGTTCGGTTTATGCTAATATTCCACCAGTTAATGATGAGAGAGGTGGATCTATACCTTTTGCAAAATCAATCAATCAGAAAAAGACTGCAGAGTTTGCTTCTGCTGATGCCAATAGACTTTTAAGTACTATCAATTTTCCTAGACCTAATCCTAAAATAGTGTACCAAACGATTAGTATTCCGTTGCCAACATATGTTGCAGTTAACTATGAAATAACACTAAGAACAGAATATCAACAGCAAATGAATGATTTGGTTGAGCCGTTCGTTTCTAGACCTGGAGCAATAAACTATATCTTGCTTAAGAAAGATGGCCATCGTTTTGAAGGTTTTATTCAAGAAGCCTTTGCTCAAAACAATAATATTTCTGACTCTACCAATGAAGAGAGGAAATTTGAAACAAAGATCAGTATAGAAGTTGTGGGCTATACAATTGGTTCGGGCAAGAATCAAACAACTCCAAATCTTGTGTATAGAGAAAGTATTGTAGAAATTAAAACGCCAAGAGAAAGGTTGATGTTAAATGAAATTCCTGAACATGAGTATGGTGCTTATTATGGTTTACAGGGAATTGATTTAAGAAGTATTCCTGCAGATACTTTTAATTTACCTTTCTTTAGTAATATTCCTGCTGGTTCAAGGATTGTTACAACTGGCTCTGGTGGAGGAGGAGGCGGTGGCTCGATTAGTGACGCTGACTTTAAATCAAAACTTGATAGTTTCTACGTACAAAGAGAAAATCTAAGTTCTGCGATTGGTTCAGGCAACAGAGTGTTTACTACTGCAACAGCATTTAAATCAAATAGTGAGCAAGTTTTTCTCAATGGTATGCTATTGTTCCCAGGAGATGGGAATGATTATACTGTTGCTGCCAACAATCAAACGATAACAATATCTAGTGATCTGACTCCTCAGACTGCAGCTGAGCGAGGAGTTGATACTGGGGACATACTGCAAATAAGTTATATTGTTGGTTGAAAAATTTGGTATTTTTCAGTCTGCAAATTCTATTTAAATAAATAGACAAAAGGAGTAATAGATGAGTATTAGAGATAGGTTACAAGGGCTTGTTGAGCTGTTAGAAAGCAAAGAAAAGCCTGAAGATGAATTAGTTGATGAAATTGAAAAGATTGAAGAATTGATAGCTTCCGAAGAGGAAGAAAAAGTAGAAGAAGTAAAAATTCCAGATTTAGTAGAATTGACAGAAGAAGAACTGGAAAACGTTTATGCTCTACGTGATGCTATGGGAAGTGCACAATTAGTACTTGGCCAATTAAATATGAACTATGAGTTCCAAAAAGTAAAAATAATAAAAAAATACACACAAGCACAGCAAGCATTGCAAGATGAAGTTGAACGTTTAAGGGAAATTAAAGGCATTCCGGAAGGCTTGGAATATAGTTTTACGATGCCTGAAAAGAATGAAGGTTCTGGATTTTTTAAAAAAGAAGAGTAGTTTAAAAAATCAGTATCTATTTACTGATGCTTCGGGGCAAAAGCATTTCAACAAAAAAGTAACGTAGAATTTGATGCGATAATATTTCGCATAGTCATATTATTATAACTTATGGAGGGTTTAAAACATGGCTACTAAGATTAATTCGGCAACACAGTTGGCGATTACAGCTGCACTTCTCCCTGATACAGCGGACGGCGCAGCTCTCGGTACTGCTTCTAAAGAGTGGTCTGACCTTTATCTTGCAGACGGCAGTATTATTTACATGGGTGACGATCAGGATGTTCAGCTCTTGCACGTTGCCGACACTGGTGTTCGTTTGAACAGCACCCGCCAGCTTCAGTTTGGCGATGCAGCATCTAACATCAAACAGGTTTCTGATAGTAACCTAGAGATCGAGTCAGATGGAACAGTTATTATTGATTCCCCTGTTCTTGATCTTCAAGATGATGGTGTTATTGTTAAGTTTGGTGATGATTCTGATGTTACCCTAACACACGTTGCTGACACTGCTCTTCTTTTGAACAGCACTCGTCAGCTTCAGTTCGGTGACTCTGCAACTCACATTAAGCAGGTCTCTGATAGTAACTTGGAAATTGAAGCAGATGGTTCTATCATCCTTGACGCTCCAGTTGTTCTTTTGGACGACGATGGTGCAACTCTTAAGTTTGGTGCTGATGATGAGATTACATTGAGCCACGTTCACAATGTTGGTCTTCTTCTTTCTGGTTCCAATGCTGGTGTTGAAGCTCACGCTCTTCGCCTTGGTGATTCTGGTGAGAGTGTTGTTGGTGACGGTACCGACTTGACTGTTAACTCTGGTGGTGACATTAAACTCGCTGCAACAGCTAACGTCGAAGCAACTCTTTCTGGTACTAAGAAGCTTACTTTTGATGGTGCTACTGGCGCTACTTTTATCAATCGTGAGAATGCTGGTACTGGTGGTGAAATTCTCACAATGAAGGCTCTTAAGGGTCTTAGACTTCAGACAGCTGGTACAGCTAACCAGGTTGATATTAAGCTTGGTTCTACAGACGCAAACAGCTCCTTTAAGGTTTTGAATTCTGCAGACGGTGCAGCATTCCAAGCTGACGCTGACGGTGATGTTGTTGTTGGTAAGGACTTGGTTATTAACGGTACTTCGATTGATGTTGACGGTGCAAGCGCATTGACAATTGGTGCTACTGTTGGTGCTAATAACTTGACAGTTGGTGCTGCAGCTTCTACTGTTATTGTTCCTGGTAACCTGACAGTACAGGGTACCACCACTACTGTTGATTCTACAACAATCAACATTTCAAGTTCCTTTACTTTTGAGGGTCCTGCTGATGCTCACGAAACTACTTTTGGTATCGTTGATCCAACAGCTGATGCGACTATCAATCTTCCTGCGATGAGCGCTGGAACTTATTTTGTTCCTGTTCTTGCTGCAGCATCCACAACTGCTGTTAGCTCAACTCCTGAAGAGTTGAACTTGGTTGATGGTACTTCTGCTGGCACTATTGTTAATAGCAAGGCTGTTATTTATGGTTCTAGTGGTGAAGTTAATGCTACAACATTGCAGATTGCTGGTACTTCTATCACTGCTACTGCTGCAGAACTTAACATCATGGACGGTGATGCTGCTGATAGCTCTGGTGGTTTTTCTTTTGCTGCAAATACTGATAGATTTGTTATCAATGACGGTGGCGTAATGAAGCAGATCACTTTTGCAACAGTTGGTGATGCAATCGGTGACGGTGCTGGTATCCAGAGTGCTAATGGTGTTCACTCAATTGACGTTGAAAGAGAGACATTTGGTAGTGGCTCTGCCCGCGCAGAGTTCCAGATGGTGTCAATTGGTAGTGGCGCAAAGGCTGGTGGTATGACCGCTTCTCTTAACGCAACTCCAATTAGCTCTGATGCTCTTGCTGTATATCTAAATGGTATGTTGTTGTCGCCTTCTGGTTCTGCAGCGAAGCCTATCACAGGTTTTGACTACAGATTCTACTCATCTGCCAATGCTGGTAACGAGCCAATGCCGTCCGGTTTTAGCCGTGATAAGGTTTTCTTGGAAGAAGCTATGGACAGCGATGATATCCTAACAGTGCAGTACATCAAGAACTAATAATTCTTGATTCAATGGGTTTAATTTAAATCTGTGGATTTGGGAGGGAGCTTTGTCTCCCTCCCTTTTTTTATTTAAGAAATTAAATATGGTTTTTGCTAGAAATTTTTACTATTTACTAAAGAAATAATGTATTTTATCTCTAAAAGATAGGAGAATCAGTATATGTCAGCACAGAAGTTTAAGTTTGTATCACCAGGTGTTTTTCTTAATGAAATCGATAACAGTCAATTGCCTGGAGAAAATGCCGCTGTCGGGCCAGTAGTTATTGGTCGCGCAAGTCAAGGTCCAGCTTTACAACCAGTTCGCATAGAATCAATGGCAGAGTTCATTGAGACGTTTGGTAACCCCATTGCTGGTGGTTCAGGTGATGATGTTTGGAGAGAAGGTAACGGCAAACTTGCTCCTTCATACGCTGCATATGCCGTACAGGCATACTTAAGAAACAGTGGTCCAGTTAATTTCGTTAGATTGTTAGGTGTACAAGACCCTGACGCAGTTGCGGGTACAGCCGGTGAAGCCGGTTATGGTGATGATGGTAGAGCATACGCTCTTCTTGTTGGCAGGTCTGGTTCTGCCGGCCTAGGCGGCTCGCTTACTACCTCTGTTGGTGCCATCTTTTATGCAACAGGTACAGATGCCGTTGTTACGATAAATGCTTCTGGCTCTTTATATCAAAGAGGTGCAGCGCTAGGCTCATCTTCACATGACGGACTTTTTATGTTGCCAACAACTACAACAGGCACACATCCTGAGTTCACTATTGAGATCAGTTCAGCAGCTTCAGGTTCTAGTAAGCACATTTTTAACTTCAATAGATCATCAGACAAGTTTATTAGAAAAGTGTTCAATACTAATCCAACTTTAACAAATATTAGTATTGCTGATCCAGGACCTCAGTATTGGCTAGGTGAAACCTTTGAAACTTTTATAAACGAAAATATTATTACTGCGGCTCAAGCTCAGCGAGATGATTACGTGATAGCAGTTGCAGAGTTAAGAGGTGATAGTGCTTCTACTCATGCGGCTGATTTTAATTTCGATAAGCGAGAAGCTCAAACTGGCTGGTTCTTTTCTCAGCAAATTAGTCAGGTAGAGGGAGCCCGCGCTGCATACGATCCAGTTAACATGCAGAGACTTTTCAAGTTTCATGGTCTGGGTTATGGTGAATCTTTACAAAAGAGGTTTAAAATATCAATCCAAGATATTAAACCAGCACCGACTAATGGTGCTAACAGATATGGTACATTTACAGTTTGCATCAGAGATATTAAAGACACTGATGCTGTACCGGTGATTGTTGAGAAATTTTCAAATTGTAACTTAAATCCACAATCTTCAAATTATATTTCTAAGAAGATTGGTGATACTTACGTTGAATATGATACAGCTAAAAAGAGAAACAGGGTTTATGGCAATTATCCAAACATCTCAAGATATTTGAGAGTGGAAGTTCTTCCGGACCTAGACAATGGTGCTTTAGATCCTGACCTTCTTCCGTTTGGTTTCTATGGTCCTCCAATCCGCAAAACAGTTTCGACTAAATTGGTTAATTCAAAAACTGCATGGAACACTGGTTCCGCAGCCACTCAGCCAAACGCACTATGGGTTACAGTAAAATCTGGCTCTAATATTGCGGGTACATTTGGTCCCCATATCGCGAATGTGACTCTTAGTTATCCTAAGCTTTCTCTCCGACTATCAGCTTCTGACGGAAATTTATCAGAAGCTTCTGATGCTTTTTTCGGAGTTAGGACTACTCGCGGAGCATCTTCTACAAGATTTGACGAGGGTGTCTTAGACCACTTGAGAACTTTGCCAGCTTCGATGACTGGTGAAAAGTACCCATCTTCAAAGAGCACATCAACTATTATGACAGCGCCATCTTTTATGTTTACGCTTGATGATATTGTTTCAAACGATTCCGGTACTTACTACCTAAGTGGTTCTAGAAAGGTTGGTAACTCTTATACGGCAACACAAGCCAGCTATCGAACCCTTTTAACAACAAAGGGTGTTGACCGATTCACAGCACCACTTTATGGTGGTCATGATGGTGTCGATATTACAGAGCAAGATCCTTTCAACAACACACGTCTTGGTACTACATCAAAGGGTAGCTACGCATATGCTTCGGTTAGCAGAGCAATCGACTTAGTAACAGACCCAGAAGTGATTGAATGTAATATGATGACAATGCCTGGCCTTACAAACGCTTCTCTCACAAAGAAGATTATTGATACTTGTGAAGCCAGAAGTGATGCATTGGCTGTTATCGACTTGCCAGATGTGTATACTCCTCCGCACGAAGCTAAAAATAGTACCTTTGCAGCGAGAGCTGGTACTTTGAGTACTGTTGTTAGTACCTTCGAACAGAGAGGAATCAACTCAAGTTACGGTTGTACATACTATCCTTGGGTTATGGTTTATGATGAAATTAATGATAAGAATGTTTGGGTACCACCATCTGTTATCGCACTCGGTGTTTTTGCGAACACAGAAAGGCTTGACGCAGTTTGGTTTGCCCCTGCAGGCTTTAATAGAGGTGGATTAACAGAAGGTTCTGCTGGCTTGCCAGTTATTAACGTTTCCGAGAAACTAACCTCTGCAGATAGAGATACACTCTATGAGGCCCACATTAACCCAATTGCCAGCTTCCCGTCAGAAGGGATTGTGGTTTTTGGTCAGAAGACTTTACAAGTTACTCCTTCTGCTCTTGACAGAATCAATGTTAGAAGATTGATGATTTTTGTTAAGAAGGAGATTTCTAGAATTGCAAATAACTTACTGTTTGATCAGAATGTACAGACAACCTGGTTAAGATTTGTTAGTGAAGTTAAGCCTTTCTTGGAAAGTGTAAAGCTAGGTTTCGGTCTTTCAGACTTTGCGGTAGTTTTAGATAGTTCTACAACTACTCCTGACCTTGTTGACAGAAACATTATGTATGCTAAAATCTTCTTGAAGCCAGCTCGCGCTATTGAGTTCATTGCAATTGACTTTGTAATCACAAACACTGGCGCAGCTTTTGAGGATTAAAATTTTAAAATTGCCTAATTATTATGTATAATACAGGAGGATAGTAAATTATGTCACAGGGTGAGCGTTTTTGGGCAGATGCCTTTACAGAACCAAAGAGATCATATCGATTTCTTTTATCGAATATGAGGGGTATCCCACAGTGGGTTATTAAAACAGTAAAGAAGCCAAGTCTTCAAGTTACTGAAACTCCACATCAATTTATTAATTATACTTTTTACTATCCGGGAAGAGTGGAATGGCAACCTATTGATATTACTTTAGTTGATCCTGTTGACCCTGATGCAACTGCCACGCTTATGGAGATGGTTCGTGATATGGGTTATGTGTATCCTTCTGATTTAGATCAGGCTGGTATCATCACCATCTCTAAAGAAAAGAGTGTTAAGGCACTAGGAAGTACAATTTACATTGACCAAATTGATGCTGATACTGGTAGTAAGATTGAATCCTGGGAAATCAAAAACCCATTTATTACAAACTTGGATTTCGGACAATTATCATATGAAGATGATGGAATCGTAGATATCAGTGTAACATTGAGATATGATTGGGCTAGATGTATCCTTCAGAGTAAAGAGGGAGTTAACTTCAGCAGTCCTCCAAGTGAGAGGATTGCTAGTGATGTTAAAGCAGGTACGCCAATTCCAGGTTCCGGTCGCACAAGTTAAGAAAAAAGTTTAGACAAGAAAAGAGGTATAAATGTCGAGAAATAGCAATCGTTTAAAAGCAGGTCCAGAGCCTGCTGATTCCCCAGCCCCCCATGTTACACAAAATGAACAGCTATTATCCTTTACTAGGCCAACTGAGTTTGTTGACTTGCCTAGTAAAGGATTGCTGTATCCAGAGGGACATCCACTTCGGGGAGTGGAAACTTTAGAAATCAAATACATGACAGCTAAAGAAGAGGATATTCTAACAAGCAAGACTTTGATTAAGAAAGGTATTGTTATTGATAGATTAATCGAATCTGTTTTAGTTGATAATGTTAATGTTGATGATTTGCTCTTGGGAGATAAGAACGCTATCCTATTAGCAACAAGAGTTACAGGTTATGGGCCAATCTATGAGACTGGCATCACTTGTCCTTCTTGTGGTAATAATTTTGAGCACTCATTTAATTTAGAAGAAGTTCAAAACAATGACCATGTTGATTTAGATGAGTTGAATGTTACTCAAGAGAAGGGTTTGTTCTTCTTTGATCTACCGGCATCAAAAGTTAGAATTGGTGTTAAGGCACTAACATCCGGTGATGAAAAGAAGATGGATCAAATGAACCAAAAGAAAGAAAAGCTAAATCTCCCAGAAACAAATTTGACAGATTTGCTGAAAGAGATTATAGTTGTTGCAGCAAACAGTACAGACGAAGGTTTGATATCTAAGTTTATAAATGTTATGCCAGCAAGAGATTCTCGATTAGTTCGAGAAGTTTATAGAAAAGTTATTCCTAACATCGATTTAACGCAGGAAGTAACTTGTCCAAAATGTAATGCGGAATCGAAAGTTGAGGTGCCTTTCGGGGCGGACTTTTTTTTCCCTAGATGATGCATACATGAAGAATGTTTTCGAACAGTTTTTCTTTTTGAAACATCATGGAGGCTGGTCTTTTTTTGAGGCTTATAACCTACCAATTAAGATTAGGACCTGGTTTGTCAACAGATTGATAAAGCAATTTGAAGATGAAAAAGAAGCCAACGAAAAGGCTCAAAGAAAATCTAGAAGATAGCTGAAGCCGGGGATTACCCGGCTTCTTTTTTTATATTTTTATCTATTTATAATGTGGAGGTGTGTTCTAATGATAGAAGAAGAATTGGTTATTGATTTCACAAACATTCAAGAAGGCGCAGAGTTGGGTCGTCTTGGTGCTAAGATCAAAAGAATGTTGTTTTACATGTTCGATACTCCTATTTCTAATGCTCCACCAACTTCCATCAAAGGCTCTCCAATGCAGATTCAAGCTTTTGTTGGAGCGATGGCTGGAGAGAAAAAGTTTATAGAATCAGTCAGAAGACATGGCTTGGATAGTCCTCAGACTAGCATGAGTAAAACTTCTTTGAATAATAAGATAACAAGTTTCGAGAGGGAAACAGGGATCATTTGGCCCTTTAAATAATAAATTATGGCAGATGCAGATTCACCAGAACTAATAGCCGCGATAAACCGTTTAACCGAAACAGTAGCAACCACTGCCGGGGCTGGTGGTGGTGTAGGTAGTGGTATCTCCCGTGAAGAATTAGAGGCAATCCGGACAGGAGACACAGAAAGAGAGAAGTCCCTAAGAAAACAAAGAGAGATGATACAAGACATCAGCAGTACAGCCAACCTTATGGGCTCCTACTTTGGCAACATCACAGATGAAATTACAGGCTCAAGCGCCGGTATAGAAAACATGGTCAGAGG